ATGTCATTGATCAAGTCGAAAAAACGGGTCGCGGACCACGGCGAGGTATTCACGCCCGAATGGCTGGTGGACGCCATGCTCGATCTCGTCAAGGATGAAGCCGAGCGTATCGACTCGCGCGTCCTGGAGCCCGCCTGCGGGAGCGGAAACTTCCTTGTCCGGGTGCTGCAGCGCAAGCTTGCGACCGTCGAGCTGAAGTTCGGCAAGTCAGAATTTGAGCGCCGGCACTATGCCCTGCTGGGGCTGATGTGCTGCTACGGGATCGAGCTTCTGGCCGACAACATCGCCGAGTGCCAGACGAACATGCTGGGCGTCTTCGCCGACTATCTGGGCCTTGACGAGGCAGCTGACCTTCATCGCGCCGCCGCTTACGTCCTGTCTCAGAATCTCGTTCATGGGGATGCCCTGACGATGAAAACCCAGGCCGGCCAGCCCATCAACTTCGCCGAGTGGGGCTATCTGGGCCGGGGCAAGTTTCAGCGGCGCGATTTCCGGCTGGATGTTCTGACCGGCGCGTCCTCGTTCAGCGCCGAGGACTCGCTCTTCGCGCATCTGGGCAAGCACGAGCTTTTCACCCCGCTCAAGACCTGGCCGCCGATGACCGTGCGCGACCTCGCCGCCCAGCTTGGCACCGAACCAAAGGAGGTGGCATGAGCCTTCAGGCCTCGTTCGCCCTGCGGGGGCGAAACCCGGATGTGCTGACCTGCATCGCCAACCTCTCCAACGACGAGGTGTTCACGCCGCCCGAGTTCGCGAACCGCATGCTCGACACGCTGGCCGAGGCCTGGGCGGCGGATAATGGCGGCGCCAACCTCTGGGCCGACAGCAGCGTCAGGTTTCTTGACCCCTGCACCAAGTCCGGCGTGTTCCTGCGCGAGATCACCCGCCGGCTGGTGAAGGGGTTGGAGGACGAGATCCCCGACCTGCAGCAAAGGGTGGATCACATCCTCACGAAACAGGTTTTCGGCATCGGCATCACCCGGCTGACGGCGATGCTGGCGCGGCGCAGCGTCTATTGCTCGAAACACGCGACGGGGCCGCATTCGATCGCGCGCGGCTTCGAAAGCGACGACGGCAACATCTGGTTCGAGCGCACCGAACACACATGGGTGGGCGGCAGGTGCAATTTTTGCGGGGCGAGCGAGACGACGTTAGAGCGTGGAGAAGGGCTTGAAACCCATGCCTACGCATTCATCCACACGGATGACACCAAGGCCCGAATGGCCGAGCTGTTTGGAGGCGACATGCATTTTGACGTGATCATTGGAAACCCGCCATATCAGCTTGACGATGGCGGTCATGGGACAAGCGCGGCCCCCATCTACCAAAAGTTCGTCGAGCAGGCGAAAAGGCTGGCCCCCCGCTATTTGACGATGGTCATTCCGTCACGCTGGTTTGCGGGCGGCAAGGGGCTTGATGATTTCCGCGAGGCCATGCTCTCTGACAAGAGCCTGCGCTCCATCGACGATTTCCTCAGCGCGGCGGATGTGTTTCCCGGCGTCGGGCTCAAGGGAGGGGTCTGCTACTTCTTGTGGGATCGCGACCATCCGGGCCTGTGCCGTGTCTCGACCCATTTCAAGGACTGGCCCGTGTCCACCGCGGTCCGCCCGTTGCGCGAGGAAGGCACAGACATCTTCATCCGTTTCAACGAAGGGGTGTCCATCCTGCGCAAGGTCATCGCGCGCGAAACCGGACAGGATAGGGTGCTGGCCCTGCCCGAAGAGCGGCGGTTCGTTCGCTTGGTGAGTTCACGCAAACCCTTCGGGCTGGAAACAAAATTCAAGGGCCGGGCGGCAAGAAGAACCGACCGTGACCTCTTGGTGTATCAGAACGGCGGGACAGGTTTCGTTACGCGCGAGGAAATAGGCGCGGGGCTTGAACTGATTGACAAGTGGAAACTTTTTGTTGGTTGAGCCGCGCCCGGAACCGGAAACCGCGACACCTATCCGCATCGGATCATCAGCACGCCCTTTGTTGCAGGTCCGGGGACGATCTCATCCGAGACCTATTTGTGCATCGGCCCGTTCGATACCCGCGAAGAAGCCGAAAGCGCGCTGTCCTACCTCAATTGTCGGCTGACGCGCTTCCTGATCCTGCTACACAAGCCTTCGCAGGACGCTACCCGCAAGGTTTACACCTTCGTTCCTGCGCAAACATGGGACAGGCTCTGGACCGACGCCGATCTGTATGAGCGCTACGGCTTGACGAAGGACGAAATCGCCTTCGTCGAAAAGATCGTTCGACCCATGGGCGGGGACGATGAATAAACGCACCATCGACGAAATCCTCACGCCAAAACCCCAAGCCCGCCCGCGCATCTATGCCTACAGCATCGATGACGCGGCCCATGCGGGCTTGTTGAAGATCGGGCAGACGACGCGCGATGTGCGCGCCCGGGTGGCCGAGCAGTTGCGCACCGCCGCCATCAACAACTACCGCATCGAATTGGATGAGCCGGCCGAGCGCGAGGATGGCACCACCTTCACCGACCACGAGGTGCGCGCGGCGCTGGAGCGCAAGGGGTTCGAGCGGGTGCAGGGCGAATGGGTGCGCTGCACGCTGGCCGATCTGCGCACCGTCCTGACAGAGCTGCGCACCGGCCAGCGGCTTTCGGGCACGCATCACCAGACCTTCCCGATGCGCCGCGAGCAGGCCGAGGCAGTGCGGCTGACGCACGAATACTACCTCTCCCGCTGGGCCGAGGACATGCACGCCGTTCCGCGCTTTCTGTGGAACGCCAAGATGCGCTTCGGCAAGACCTTTGCCACCTATCAGCTGGCGAAGCGGATGGGCGCCAAGCGCGTGCTCGTCGTCACCTTCAAGCCCGCCGTGGCCGACGCCTGGCAGAGCGATCTGGAAAACCATGCCGATTTCCACGGCTGGCAGTTCCTGTCGCGCGCCACCGGCGGCGATCCGACCCAGATCGACCCGAAGAAGCCGGTGGTCTATTTCGGATCGTTTCAGGATCTGCTGGGCAAGGACAGGCTTGGGAACATCAAGCCCAGGAACGAATGGATTCACCTCGTCAACTGGGATCTCGTCGTCTTCGACGAGTATCATTTCGGCGCGTGGCGCGACACCGCGAAGGAACTGTTCGAAGGCGAGGACGAAGCCGTCATCAAGAAGGAAGAGAAGCTCGAATATGCCAGCGAGCTGGATGTCGTGAACGAGGATCTGAACGTCCTGTCGCAGCCGGAAACCGAATTCCTGCCGATCACGACCAAGGCCTACCTGTATCTGTCGGGCACGCCCTTTCGGGCATTGGCCACCGGCGAGTTCATCGAAGAGCAGATCTTCAACTGGACCTATACCGACGAACAGCGGGCCAAGGCCGAGTTCGCGCGCGACCATCCCGGCGAGTGGAACCCCTACGCGGCTTTGCCCGAGATGCGGCTTCTGACCTACCAGATGCCCGACGAACTGCTCGCGGTTGCCAGCGCCGGAGAGTTCGACGAGTTCGATCTCAACGAGTTCTTCGCGGCAACCGGCCGGGGAGCGCGCGCCCAGTTCAAGCACAAGGACGAGGTGCAGAAGTGGCTGGATATCATCCGCGGCCAGTATCTGCCCAAGGCAACCGAAGCGCTGAAAACCGGAACCAAGCCGCCGTTCCCCTATTCTGACGTTCGGTTGCTCCCCTATCTGCAGCACTCGTTCTGGTTTCTGCCGAACGTGGCGTCGTGCCACGCGATGGCAAACCTGTTGGCCGAGCGGCAAAACACCTTCTGGCACGCTTACAAGGTGATTGTCGCGGCGGGCGCGGAAGCCGGGATCGGACTCGAGGCGTTGCAACCGGTGCGCAAGGCAATCGGCAGCGGGTTCGATACCAAGACGATCACGCTGTCATGCGGAAAGCTTACGACCGGCGTGACAGTGCCGCAGTGGTCGTCCATCCTGATGCTGCGCAACCTGAAGTCGCCCGAGACCTACTTCCAGGCGGCGTTCCGTGTTCAGTCGCCGTGGTCGATCAAGAACCCGAACGGCGACGACCCCAACCAGGAGGAGATCCTGAAGCCGGTCTGCTTCGTGTTCGATTTTGCCCCGACCCGAGCGCTGCGGCAGGTTTCTGAATACGGCATTGGTCTTTCGCCAAACGAAGGCAATCCGGAACATGCCGTGAGGGATCTGGTGGCTTTCCTTCCGGTGCTCGCCTACGACGGCGCCAACATGACCCAAGTGGATGCCGGCGGCATTCTCGATATCGCCATGGCCGGCACATCAGCAACGTTGCTCGCCCGCAAGTGGGAAAGCGCGCTGCTCGTCAATGTCGACAACGACACGCTTCGGCGGATCATGGACAACCCCGAAGCGATGGCCGCAGTCCAGCGGATCGAAGGCTGGCGTGCGCTCGGCGACAACGTCATCGAGACGATCATCAACAAGAGCGAGAAGGTCAAAGAGCTGAAGAAAAAGGCGAGAGATGGCGATCTGACGGAGCACGAGAAGAAGGAGCTTTCCGACGAGGAGAAGGAGTACAAGTCCAAGCGGAAGCAAATTCAGGAAAAGCTGATCAAGTTCGCCACGCGCATTCCCGCGTTCATGTATCTGACGGATTTTCGAGAGAACACGCTTCAGGACGTCATCACGAGGCTGGAGCCTGATCTTTTCCTCGCCGTAACCGGACTCACGGTCCAGGACTTTCACCTGCTTGTGCGGCTGAGGGTCTTCAACACTGAGCAGATGAACCAGGCAGTATTCGCCTTCCGCCGCTACGAGGACGCCTCGCTGCGGTATACGGGTATCGAAAGCCATGAGGGCTTGCGGCACTATGGGCTTTACGACACCGTCGTAGCGAAGGAGTGATCAATTACATGGTCCTTGGCCGGCTCGGGAATTGATGTCGTGGATTGTTCCTTGTCCCTCCCACTCCACCGGAAACCCCTCCAGCAACCGTCCCAGCGTCACCTCCGGCCCCTGCTTCCCATCCAGGATCGCCTCGACGATGTCGGGCGCAAGCAGCGTGAGGCGCAGCACGCGGGTCATGTAGGACGGCGCGATGCCCTCGCGCTCGGCCAGTTCGGAAATAGACGCGAACTCGCCCGATTCCAGCATGCGCTTCCAGCGGAAGGCGCGGGCGAGCGCCTTGATGAGGGTGTTGTCGGTTCGGCGCTGAACCGGCGCGCCGTCGGGAAGCTGCACCTCCTTGCGACCGCCGCGCTTCACAACGCAGAACGGGACGTGGATCGTGACGAAGTCGGGGGTGGCGGTCGGTTTCATGCGACTTGTTCCCTATTGCCCGCCATCATCTCACGCGCGAGCCCGTGGAGCCCGTCCACCCGCAACCGGATGTCGAGCCCCTCGGTGCCGATATCGATATGTTCCACCAGTAGGGCCACGATGCGGGCCTGCTCGGCGGGGAAGAGTTCGTCCCACAGCGGGTCAAGCTGCTGCAGCGCGGTGCGGGCGTCGACTTCGGTGATGTCGTCGGCGTGAGCGCGTGCCGCCTTCCATGTCCCTACAACGACCTCGGGCTGGCGGAACACGGCGCGGAGTTGGTCAATGACGGCGGCTTCGATCTGACCCGCCGGAATGCGGCCGATGGGGCAAGACCCGGCGCCATGCTTCAATACCGTCTGGCTGACGTAGTAGCGGTAGAGCTTGCCGCCCTTGCGGGTGTGGCTCGGCGAGAACGCCGCGCCATCCGGCCCGAAGATTAGCCCCTTCAGCAGCGCCGGCGTCTCGGCGCGGGTGCGCGCGGCGCGCTTGCGGGCGCTTTCCTGCAAAATGGCGTGGACGCGGTCCCACGTTTCGCGGTCGATGATGGCGTCGTGCTCGCCGGGATAGCTCTGCCCCTTGTGCACCGCCTCGCCTATGTAGGCGCGGTTGTTCAGCATCCGGTACAGGTATTTCTTGTCGATCCGGTTGCCGCGCGGGGTTCGGATGCCGCGCTTCGCGACCTCGCGCGCCAGTTCCGTGCCCGAGCCGATCTCGAGGAAGCGCGCGAAGATCCAGCGGACATGCTCGCCACGCTCATCGTCGACGACCAGCTTCCGATTCTCGACGCGGTATCCGTAGGGCGGCACGCCGCCCATCCACATCCCCTTCTTCCGACTGGCGGCGACCTTGTCGCGGATGCGCTCGGCGGTGACCTCGCGCTCGAACTGGGCGAAGCTGAGCAGGATGTTCAGCGTCAGCCGGCCCATTGAGGTGGTGGTGTTGAAGGACTGCGTCACAGAGACGAAGGTCACGCCGTTGCGGTCGAACACCTCGACCAGCTTGGCGAAGTCCGCGAGCGACCGGCTGAGCCGGTCGATCTTATAGACCACGACGACGTCGACCAGCCCGTCCTCGATATCGGCGATGAGCCGATGCAGGCCGGGCCGGTCCAGCGTCCCGCCGGAGATGCCGCCGTCATCGTAGCGGTCGCGCACGAGCACCCAGCCTTCGGAGCGCTGGCTGGCGATATAGGCCTCGCAGGCCTCCCTCTGCGCATCAAGCGAGTTGAACTCCTGCTCCAGCCCTTCTTCCGAGGATTTCCGGGTGTAGACGGCGCAGCGGCGTTTGATCTTCATGTCCGTCATGCACGTCTCCGCGATTTCAACCCGAAGAACACCCAGCCATTCCAGCGCGTGCCGGTGATGGCGCGCGCGATCGCCGAGAGCGACTTGTAGGGCCGCCCCTGCCATTCGAAGCCATCGGCGGTGACGGTGACGACATGCTCGACGCCCTGCCATTCGCGGATCAGGCGCGTGCCGGCGATGGGCATGGTGTCCGCCCGAACGCGGCTCTTCTTTCGGTCGCCGCCGTCGAGTTCCTCGCCGAGCCGCTCCAGCCGCTTGACCGTCTCGGGCTTCAACCCGCCATAGGCGAGTTCCTGGATGCGATAGGCGAGCCGGCTTTCCAGGTAGCGCCGGTTGAAGGGCGGCGGCTCGCTGTCGAACAACTCGCGCCACTGGGCCTTCAGTTCCGGGGTCTTCATGGTCTTCAGCGCGGCCAGGCGCGCGGGAATGGGATCGTGTGTGTTCATGCGGTCCTCCGGTTGGTTGGACCCGCACTACCGCTCCGGTCGCGTGAGTTGTGTAGCGGAAATTCTCCTTCTCTCTCGATATGTTGCCCGTTCTCCCGCATCCGCAGCCTGACCAGCCCGGCGGCCAGCAGGCGACAGAGTTCCGCCCGGCGTTCGACCGGGGTCATTAATGGGGGCGACAGGGGATTGGGGCGTTTCATGGGATCACGGTGTGCCTTCCTGGGAGATTCCCATGAGAAAAGCCATCCGCGGCGCCGGAATGGGACGGGTGCCACGCCAAACAGAACGTAATGCGAACATTTTTGCTTGTGCTTCCGACAGCGCGCCACAATTATCTGAGGTTGAGTCGCTGTCGAGCAGCTATTGGTTGAGGTGAGTTCATGCCCCGCGCCGATTACCCGGAACGATCAGATTGTCAGGCTATCGTCACGCTTGCCCCCCACGTCTCGTCTGGGCGCGGCTCCGTGCACAATTTGAACGATCGCGACAATGATCCCAGGACAATGCGAGCGACCCCCGCGTTTTGCGGGCGAGTTCTTGCGCGTTCGCATGGTCGCTATTTCCACTTCCCGGAGACTTGAATGGTACGAACCCCGACCAAGTCCTGCCCGAATCTCTCCCGCCTGTTTGCGGAGGCAGAACCCGCGCTCCTGGCCTCGTTTCTTGAGAGCAGGGCCTTCGACAGGCTCAACTGGCTCGCGAAATACAGATTTGGTTCGGAGGACACGGACGGTCCCTCGACCGCCAGCGAAATGCTGAACCGCGAGAATATGGAGCGGTTACGGCCGCTGGACGATGAGGCTGCGCGCGTCGTGACGATCGCCAGCGACCGGGGAGATTTCGTGCTCGAAGGACTTGCCGAGTCGAAGCTTGAACCGGAACGCGCCAGGAGACTCCTGAACCAGCGGGACGCCCTGGCGCGAAGTCTCTGGGCCTATACGAATGAACTGGCGCTGTTCGAAGCGGCCGAAAACAGTCTGCATTTGCGGCTCTACCGGCGCTACGACAAGCATTACCAGACCTTCATGGCTGAGCCTTCGCTCGACGGGGCTCCGGAACCGGATGACGCGCGGCTTCAAGGTCTGCTGGACGAGATCAAGGAAGCCCTCGATCGGGGCGACGGCTACAATATCGAAAAGTATGAGCTTCCCGAAGAGGGCGACGAGCCCGCGGCCGAGATGTTTCTGCTCTATCATCCCGATCGCCCGGCCAGCGTTAGGGAAATCGACGAGGAAGGCAACCGTTCGAAGCTCTATTTCCGGCCGCCCGGCGAGGCGATGATCGTCTACACGCCGTCGACTGGGCGCGTCCATGTGCGCGCGGGAAACAGGAAGCTGCGCCACCTTATTGCCGAACGCTTCATCGAAACGGCGCTGTCCCAGAACTACTCCAACCAGCCCGTCGATTTTCAGGCCTACGACATCTCCCGGTTCCGCAACGGCTTCGAACTCGATCTGCCGGAAATGGACGATGCGGTCGTTCTCCGCGCTCGGGTCATTCGCGCCGATATCAGCATCGGCAATCTCGCAAATCGCTTGTCGCTTTCCACGACGATTGACCAGGACATTTCCGAGATCATCGAAACGCAGCCGGGGTTGTCGCGGATATTCGGTCGGGCGGTGGCGATACGCTTCATCGAGATCGCGGTCCGGTATCGCCGCCCGGGGAGAACAGAGTCTCAGACGCTCGATTTCACGCTTACGGACCGGAACACGACCAGTCTGCTCAGCGTCGACGATCCTTTTGAAAGGGTTCTTGGGCACCGTCTGCTGCGCCATTGGGGCATCCTGCGCGAAGGTCGCGCGCCGACACCTGCCGAGACAATGGCCGCAATTCCGGCCTTGCTGGCTCTGTGGGACATGGGCTTCGACAGGGTCAGCGGCGCGTGGCTCCTCGACCGCAATGTCGATGCGACGCTTCTGACCGAACTCGGCTTTCTCGTTCCGGCTGGATGGGAAGGCGATGACCTGATCGACGACGAGGACGAAGTCGGTCCGGCCACCGCCGAGGTCGTCGCGACCCCTGGAAAGGTGGACCTCAAGGTGAGCGAAGGACAGGCGGCTCCGGGCGGCAACCCCGAACGTTACAGAATCTACCGGGTGCGTGACGGTTGGGTCGCAGAACACCTCCGCGCGCGGCTCGTGGAGGTGCTCGATACCCCGGCCGCCGAGGAACTGTCGCGCCACCTTTGGTATCTCGGAACTTTGGCGACCGACGGCGGTGAAGCGCCGGTATATCTCGCGCGCTCGCTGGACCAGGAAAAGGTTCGCTCGGCGGTCGATACCCAGCTTCGTAGCCGGAGCCATCTCGGCATCGGGTTGGTTCTGCAGGCCGGCAACGCGCCCGGTCCGTGCATTGGGGCTAATGTACTCACACCACTGGCCGAACACATCGATGGCCACGCCACCGAGATCAATCTGATCGCCGACAAGCTGCGGGCAGTCTTGCGCCGTGATCGCGTTCTGGCCCAAGGCGGGCAATCCGTTCGGCTGGAAACGACTGGCGAGAACTCGGGAACGCTATTTGTTCCTGGCAAGGGTTCGATCGACATCATTGGAAATCATCGACTGCTGGTCATCCAACGTCTTGTTGATGCGCACAACAACGGACCGGCGCCAATCAAGACAGAAGATCTGGTCAAAGGCATCGAAGGCCAATCCCTCTCGAATATCTTTGGCGCGCCTTTGTGGAACAAGCTCAAGGCCGGCTTTGTTCGGAGCGTTGGCAAGGGGAAGTGGGAGATCGCTCTCTGACGGCCAACTCCGATCCGGCTCCTGTTCGGGGTTCTGACAAACTCCGATTCTGACGTTCATGAGGAGTGCTCACTCAGCAAGAGGAGCATTTCCATGCCGACTCCCCACTTTCAGCGCGGACACGCGCACCCGACCGGCCAGGCGCGCCGCGCGGCCGGCAATCCCGATCACTCCCACACTGAATGGCGCTGCACGCGCTGCGACAAGCTGCTCGGCATCCGCCGGGGCGGCCAGCTGCACCTGCGCTTTGCCCGGGGCCACGAATATTTCGTGAGCCTGCCCGCCGTCGCCACCTGCCGTGGCTGTGGCACGCTGAACAAGGCGCCGTCGCCCGCGCTCTGACGCGGGCGCCCCCTCTCATCCCCGCAATCGAAGAGACGCGCGACGTCCTGACCTGGCCACGAGAAGGCGCCCGACGCCTGGCCGAAAGGCAGACGTCCGATGTCCTTCGAATGGCACGAGATCCACGACAGCCTCGTGATGACGACCAATACCCTGAGTTTCCAGAAATCTTTCGAGACCCTGCGGCACCGCGATCCCGCGCTCGGGCGCTTTACCGACCCGGCGGCGCTTCTCGACATGCTGCACGCGCGCGCGGGCTGCGCCGAGCGGAAAAACCGCATCCTCTGGGCCCTGGTGGCCGCGGCGCAAGGCGATGACCTCACTTCCGACGGCGCGGTGACGCTCGCGCTGCTTGCGCTCTGGCCGGGGCTCGACGCGGTGCGTCGGCGGCTCTCGTGGCGCAAGTCCGGTCGCCCCGACGAGGTATCCTCCGAAGTCCTCGCGCGCGCCACCGAGACCCTGCGTGGACTCGATCTCGATCGGGTCAGCCGGATCGCGGCGACGGTCTTGCGCAATGTCGAGCGCGACGCCCTGCGCGCGCATTGCCGCGAGGCCGCCCGGGCGCTGGTCGCCGCCAACGTCGAGGCGGAGGAATTGGCCGCGTCGACTCCAGGTGCCGCAGCCATCTTCCTGCGCCGAGATCTCGGACGGCTCGTCGGTCGCGACGCCGATCTCGTCCTGCGGGTAGCGGTCGAGGGTTTCACCCAGCGCGAGGTGGCCGGAACGCTTGGTCTGTCCGAGGCCGCCGCGCGCAAGCGCTATCAGCGGGCCACGCGGCGGCTGCGGGAGGCATTCGATGAATTTGTCTGAGCGCATGTCCCGTTTGGCGGGTCCGGATGGCTTTTCCCTCTCGAACGGTCCGCGACGGTCGCGGGCCCAATCGAGGAACGACCCGATGAAGGATCGCCATCGCCCACCTGCCGGAGAACTCATCCGCATCCCGGGGCTCTACCGCCGCTGGGAACTGCCCGAGGTGCTCCGCGGGCACCGCACCTATCGCATCGAGAAGGCAGGCGCACACGAGGACGGAACGCCGCTTGTCGCGCTCTACACCGATGCCCCGGGCCCCGCCGGGACGTCTGCCGGAAGCGATGCGTAGAGGCAGGACATGGGAGTGACCGTCATGCCCCACACCGCCTTCATCACTGTTCGCGCCGCGCGCCCGCTCACGGATATCGAGTTCTGCGCCTGGGTGGGCCAGGCCGCACCCGGCGACCGGCTGGAATACCACCAGGGTTTTCTCGGGATCGACACGATGGCGGGCATGTCGACCCTGCCCGACAGGGATCGCCAGCGCCTCGCGGCGCTCGCCTCGGCCGCCTTCCGCGCCTGCGAGGCGGGGCTCGTGCATCTCGTGCAGGAGCGCCTCGGCCCCGACCGCTTCGCCTATCTCGCCATCGCCCGGCCGAAGCCGCGCGCAACGTCCGTGCCGCTCGAGCGCCTGCTCGCCGAGCCGGAGGCCGCCTGATGCACGACTTTCTCGATCACTTCGCCAATCATGGAGACCCGTTCATGCCTTTCCCTGACAATGCGCCCAAGCCCGACGATCTGCCCGGGCTCGACCCCAACGAGATCGCTCAGATGCCCGTCGATCTTCTCGCCATCCTGCAGCACGAGGTGGACGAGCGCCTGAAGCAGTCAAAGGCCGCCAAGGCCCGTCTCGATGGGGCGCTGACCATCCGCTACGCCACCCGCGCCGAGGAAGCCCGCCGCACGGCCGGCAAGGACACCGGCACCGTCAGGCTGGACGACGGCGACTTCACCGTGGTCGCCGACCTGCCCAAGCGCGTCGACTGGGACCAGGAACAGCTCGCCGCCATGGTCGAGCGCATTCGCGCCGCGGGCGACGATCCCAGCCAGTACATCGACGTCACCTACAAGGTGCCCGAGCGCAAATACGCGGCATGGCCCGAGGCGATCCGCCAGGGCTTCGAGCCGGCGCGGACCGTGAAGACCGGCGCGCTGAAGGTCGCGATCCTGCCGCGGGAGGGTGCGCAATGACCGCGATCGCCCCGATTTCCTCCGAGGCCCAGGACCTTCCCAGCCTGATCGATCGCGCCGCCAGCACGCTGGCGGGGGCCAAGACCGCCGCCGAGGTTCTCGAGGCGCGCGACATGGCGGGCCTTGCCTACGACGTGGCCAAACGCGCCGCCCGGTTGCAGCGGGCCAAGAGCGCCCATGACGATCTCGTCGCGGCCGCCCATCGCGCGCAGGCTCACGCGCTCGAGATCGAGGCACGTGCCAAGCGTCGGCTTGCCGACGAATACGATGCCGCGCAGGCCCGCGGTGACGTGGCCTCCGGTCGACCCAAAAGTGTTGAGAACGGTAACACTTTTCAGGCAACGGCATCCGATCTCGGCCTGCGCCGCGACCAGATCCACGAGGCCCGCCAGATCCGTGACGCCGAGGCAGCCGAGCCCGGCATCGTCCGACGCGTTCTGAACGAGCGCCTCGAGCAGGGCGAGGAGCCGACGCGCGCCGCTCTGCGCAAGATGGTGCTTGACGCAGCCAGGCGGGGGATGCGCCCGCAGCGCCCCGCCGGCCGCCGCAATCCCCTCCATGTTCCACCGACGCCCGAGCGCGCCGCCTGGCAGCATGTGACCGGCACGTTTCGGGCATTTGCCGAATGGGCTTCGGACGAGAACCTCGCTCTCGCCCGGCAGGGCATGCGCGAGGCGCGGGACGACCCGTTCCACCATCTCGACGCCCGGGCCATCCACCGCGGCGCTGCCGTTTTCACGAAAATCAAGGAGTGGCTCGATGCTGAATAGTCAATCGGCGGCCTTTGCCGCCGCCGTCTGGGAGGTTGCTACCCGCGTTGGCAACAACGCGCCCAGGATCGCCGACGAGATCATGGAGGCGGCCTTTCCGCTGACCTGTTCGCAGGCGCGCGAGGAAGGCGCGTTGCGCATGCTGCGCACCGGCATCGTCTCGGAGGTCAAGCGCATCCTGCGCAATCGCGACGACGGGTCGGGTCAGGCGGATTTCTCGGAGATCTGCGCGGCCTTCGCGCCCCTGGTGAAGGACCTGCGCTCGAAATCCTATTTCGTCGAAAGCGCCGCGGAATACGTCGCCATCCCGGACCTCATCGCGGACCCCGAACTGCTCGACGACGCGCGGCGCTTCATGCGGCGCAAGGGCATCGAGTGTCTGGCCGAAGCGGATCGACTGGACGCGCTCTACGCCGCCGTGACCAGCAGTGATCCCGTTGCAACGTGCAAGCCGCAGGAGGTGCCGGCATGACCCTTCCCATCATCACCGCAGATGAGCGGCTGGCCGAGATGCGTGGCGTGAAGGCCGCGATCTTCGGAGCCAGCGGCGCGGGAAAGACCACGCTGTTGCGAACCCTCAAGGCAAGCACGACGCTGTTCTTCGATCTCGAGGCCGGCGATCTCGCCATCGAGGGGCTGGCAATCGACACGATCCGCCCGCGGACATGGCGGGAATGCCGCGACTTCGCGGTGTTCATCGGCGGCCCCAACCCGGCGCTGCGGAAGGACCAGCCCTACAGCCGGGCGCACTATGACGCGGTCTGCGTGAAGTTCGGCGATCCGGCCGCGCTCGACAGGTACGACACGATCTTCGTCGACTCGATCACCGTCGCCGGTCGGGTCTGCTTCCAGTGGTGCAAGGGCCAGCCGGAGGCACATTCGGACAAGACCGGCAAGCCCGACGTGCGCGGCGCCTACGGGCTGCACGGGCGCGAGATGATCGGCTGGCTCACGCATCTCCAACATACCCGGGCGAAGAACGTGATCTTCGTCGGCATCCTCGACGAGAAGCTCGACGACTTCAATCGCAAGGTCTTCGTGCCGCAGATCGAGGGCTCCAAGACCGGGCTGGAACTGCCGGGCATCGTCGACGAGGTGCTGACGCTGACTTCGTTGCCCGACCAACAGGGCGAGCCGCGGCGGGTCTTCGTCTGCCAGACCCAGAACCCCTGGGGTTATCCGGCCAAGGACCGCTCCGGTCGTCTCGACCTGCTCGAGCCGCCGCATCTCGGCCGGCTCATCGAGAAGATCCGCCAGCCGCTGCCGATCGATGCGCGCCCGCTCGTCACCGATGCGCCGCGCATCCCGGCGCCCGCCGCGACCCCTCAATCCGATCCCACCAACTGAAAGGACCCCACGCCATGACCGGTCTCTGGAACGATTTCAATGACGCGCAATCCAACGCCAACCTCATCCCCAAGGGCACCCTCGCCAAGGTGCGGCTCACCATCCGCCCCGGCGGCTTCGACGATCCCTCGCAGGGCTGGACCGGGGGCTATGCGACCCGCGGCTCCACCGGTGCGGTGTATCTCAACGGCGAGTTCACCGTGCTCGAGGGCCCCTATGCCCGGCGCAAGATCTTCACGCTGATCGGGCTGTACAGCCCCAAGGGGCCGGACTGGGCCAACATGGGCCGCAGCCTCGTCCGCGGCATGCTGAACTCGGCGCGTGGGATTTCCGACAAGGACACCTCGCCCGAGGCGCAGGCGGCGCGCCGGATCAACGGCTTCGCCGATCTCGACGGGCTGGAGTTCGTCGCGCGCATCGACATCGGCACCGACGCGATGGGCGAGGAGAAGAACGAGATCCGCGCGGCGGTCACGCCCGACCATCGCGACTATGCGCAGGTCATGGGCACGGCGGGCCACGGCTACCAGCCGCCATCGCCGCCCGCGCCGCAGCCGGCGGCGGCACCGCAGCAGCAGACTGCTCCGGCAGTGCCGGGCCGTCCGGCCTGGGCTGAGTAGAGGGGCGTCCGATGCGGCTTCGTCCCCGCCAGAAAGTCTTCGTGGAGCGCAGCCTCGCTGCGCTCTCGAAGCACGGCAACACGCTCGGCGTCGCGCCCACGGGATGCCATGCCCCGGGCACGTTGATCCTCATGCATGACGGTTCCGTCAGGCCAGTGGAAGACATCGCGGTCGGCGATGTCCTCATGGGACCGGGCAGCACGCCTCGGCATGTTCTCGAACTGCATCGTGGCCGGGACCAGATGTTCGAGGTTCGGCCGCTGAAGGGCGATCCCTTCGTGGTCAATCTCGGTCACATCCTGACGCTCGTGCGCACGAATGAAGGGCACAACAAACGCGGGACCAACCGCGAAGGTCAGCTTGTCGATATCAGCATCGCCGATTGGCTCGCAGCGTCTGACCATTTCCGGCATCTGCACAAGCTCTTGCGCATGCCCGTGGATTTCCCCGAGAGGGAAACACCCGACCTGGACCCGTACATGCTTGGCGTGATCCTCGGCGACGGCAGCATCATCCGCAATGTGTCGATCACCACGCCGGACGTGGAAATCGTCGATGCACTCTACAAGTTCGCCGCCGGACAGAGCCTGAGGCTCAGATGCGAGCAACTGCCCGACAACGCGGCCAATACCTATTTTTTCGTCGATGACCGCGATCATCACAACGCGCTGATCGACCAACTGCGCAAGCTCGGACTTTACGGAAGGACCACCGGCGAGAAGTTTCTGCCCGACGCCTATCGCCTGGGATCGCGGGACGTTCGCCATGCGATCCTTGCGGGCCTGCTCGACACGGATGGGCACCTGGTGAACGGACGCTGTTTCGAGTTCGTCAGCAAATCTTCCCGACTGGCCCGGGACGTGGTCTTTGTCGCACGCAGCCTCGGGTTTCTCGCAACCTCTGCCGAGAAGGAGGTTCGTGGCAACATTTACACCCGTGTTCACATTTCGGGCGACCTCGACCTGATCCCGACGCGGGTGCTGCGCAAGCAGGCGCCGCCACGCAAGCAGAAGAAGAACGTCCTGCGCTGCGGGTTCACCGTGCATCCGGTCGGCGAAGGCGAATACCACGGATTCACGGTCGATGGCGATCATCGCTACCTGATGGGGGATTTCACCCTCACGCACAATTCCGGCAAGACCATCATGTTGTCCGCCGTTGCGGGTGAAATGGTCGCGGGCGGCGCAAAGGCCTGCGTTCTGGCCCATCGCGACGAGCTGACAGCCCAGAACCGGGAGAAGTTCGGCCGGGTCAATCCCAGCATCACCACCTCGGTGGTCGATGCCGCCACGAAGGACTGGTCGGGCCAGGTCACCTTCGCCATGGCGCCGACGCTGTCGCGGGCTTCCAATCTCGCCACGATGCCGAAGCTCGACCTGCTGGTGATCGACGAGGCGCATCACGCGGTGGCCGACAGCTATCGCCGTATCGTCGACCGCGTCCGCGACACCAACCCGGAGGCCCGCATCTTCGGCGTCACGGCGACGCCCAATCGCGGCGACCGGAAAGGGCTGCGCGAGGTCTTCGACAACGTGGCCGACCAGGTCCGGCTGGGTGAGCTGATCGCCTCGGGCCACCTGGTGCCGCCGCGCAGCTTCGTGATCGACGTGGGCGTGCAGGAGCAGCTGCAAAAGGTCCGCAAGACCGCCCTCGATTTTGACATGAACGAGGTCGCCGACATCATGGACCGCGCGCCGGTCACCGACGAGGTGATCCGCCACTGGCGAGAGAAAGCCGCCGGTCGCCCCACCATCGTCTTCTGCTCGACCGTTGCCCATGCGGCCCATGTTGCCGAGGCCTTTAACGCGGCGGGCATCCCGGCGGGGTTGATCCATGGCGAGCTTTCCGCCGACGAGCGCCGCAACATCCTCGCTGCCTATGCCTCGGGCGAGATCGCCGTGCTGGTCAACGTCTCGGTGCTCACTGAGGGCTTCGACCACCCGCCGACCTCCTGCGTGGTGCTGCTGCGCCCCTCATCCTGCAAATCCACCATGATCCAGATGGTCGGGCGAGGCCTGCGCACGGTCGACCCCGAGGAACATCCCGGCATCGTCAAGACCGACTGCGTGGTGCTGGATTTCGGAACGTCGAGCCTGACCCACGGCACGCTGGAGCAGGACGTCGATCTCGACGGCCGCGATCCGACACCGTGCGTCGCGCCGACGAAGACCTGCCCGGAATGCGAGGCGACGGTCCCGCTCGCAGCCCGCCAATGCCCGATCTGTGGATACGAGTTCCTGAGCGACGGGGCGCCGCCGCTCGAAAGCGTGGTCATGACCGAAATCGACCTGTTGAAGCGGTCGAGCTTCCAATGGGTCGATCTCTTCGGAGACGAGGCGGCGCTGATGGCCACGGGCTTCACGGCCTGGGGCGGCATCTTCTGGCTGGACGGGCTCTGGTATGCGGTCGGCGGCCGGCGGGGCGCGCAGCCCCGGCTTCTCGGGATAGGCGAGCGGGCGGTCTGCCTTGCGCAGGCCGATGACTGGCTGAACGCGCACGAGAGCGACGAGAGCGCCTTCAAGACCCGCGCCTGGCTGCGGCAGGCGCCCACCGAGAAGCAGCTGCAATACCTCTCGCCCGAGCAGCGGCAGGATTACGGGCTCACCCGCTACCACGCCTCGGCGCTGATCTCCTTCCGGTTCAACAAGCGCGCGATCCGACAGCTTGTCAAGGCCGCCGCCACGCCGGAACGGAGGGCGGCGTGAGCCATGTCGCGCAAGTCTCATCCCCGCCCGCAGAGGCTGCGGATCGACCGGGCTTTGATCGCCTCTGGCATCCGCGCCCGGTCCTCTGCGCCGTCTGCACATCCCGCACGCGTGGCTTCGGCTGGTTCGATCCCCACCGGCCGCGCCCAACCCGCACCCAAACCCGCCGCTGGTTCTGCTCCATGGGCTGCCAGGCGGCCTTCACCCGCAAAGCGAAGAAAGGACTGAGCATGGTCGATTTCACCGAGGAGGAAACCCAGGCGCTGCCCGCCGTGATGCGCGTACTCGCGCCCGAGATGGAGCGGATCGGCTGGGATCGGCCGCTGGGCCAGCTGACCCAGAACGACATGCATCGGCTGATCGTCACCACCGTCGAGGCGTTCCGCGCCGAGATGGCCGAGATCGCGAGCCAGTCGGAGATCCCGTTCTGATGCTGGACTTCAACAAGCGGCCCTCGATGGGCGAGCGAATCAACGCCGCCGTGGATGCCGCGCTCAAGGCCGAGAGCGCAGCGACGCCGCCGCGCGACTATCTCGGCGCGTCACGGCTCGGCCATGCCTGCGAGCGCGCGCTGCAGTTCGAGTTCGCGGGCGCGCCGAAGGATGAGGGCCAGGACTTCTCCGGCCGGTCGCTCCGGATCTTCGCGATCGGGCATGAGCTCGAGGATCTCGCCATCCGCTGGCTGCGGGCGGCGGGGCTCGATCTAGTCACCCAGAAGCGGGACGGCGGCCAGTTCGGCTTCTCCGTCGCGGGCGGGCGCATCCGCGGCCATGTCGACGGGATCATCTCCGAGGCGCCGGCGGCGCTGGGGCTGCGCACACCCTCGCTCTGGGAATGCAAGACCATGAACGCGAAGAACTGGCGCGAGACGGTGGCCAAGGGCGTGACCGTCGCCAAGCCCGTCTATGCCGCCCAGATCGCGCTCTACCAGGCCTACATGGAAGCGAGCGTGCCGGGCATCTCGGCCAATCCGGCGCTCTTCACCGCGATCAACAAGGACACCGCCGAGCTGCACCACGAGCTGGTGCCCTTCGACGCCGAGCTCGCGCAGCGCATGTCGGATCGCGCGGTGCGGATCCTGCGGGCCACCGACACGGGCGAGTTGCTGCCGCGCGTGGCCCGGAACCGCGACTTCTTCGAATGCCGCTTCTGCCCCTGGGCCGAACGTTGCTGGGGACTGCCCGGATGAGCAAGGACACCACCGACCCGCCCGAACCACCCGAGGACACCGACATGCGTGACGACAGCACGACCGACCACCCCGAGGCCAACCTCGTTCATTTCAACCCCTGGCGCGACTTCAACGACGCGGCACCGCAAATCGACCCGTTCGGAGACGAGCCGGATCCTGCGCAGATCGCTTCCTTCATGGAGGTGGTGTTTGGCTACTGCGACGGGCTGATCCCGGTGCGCAGCTTCATCGACAAGGGCCAGGGGATCGACGGGCGGCCGCACAACATCTGGATCGCGGCCGACGAGACGGCGCCCCAGAAGATGGCGACCTTCGCGAACTGGGCCGCGCGCGAAGGCGCGGCCGTCTACGTCATTCCCGGCACGGTGACCGAGACCGGCCGGGCCAAGGCTACGGACGTGGCGCAGATGCAGGCCGTGGTCGTGGATATCGACAGCGGCGACATCGCCGCCAAGCGCGCGCATCTCGAGCGCCATCTCGGCCCGCCCACCATGGTGGTGGAAAGCGGCGGCGTCACCCCGGAGGGCCGGCACAAGGCCCACGTCTGGTGGAAGCTCACCGAACCCATCGAGGGCGAAGACATTGCCCGCCTCTGCCGGTTGCGCGGCGACATCGCCGCCAAGGTCGGCGGCGACATGCATTTCCGCTCGGCGCACCAGCCGATCCGGGTAGCGGGCTCGGTCTATTACAAGAACGGCCTGAAGACGCTGGTGCGGATCGTGGAGTTGAACGCGGGTCTCGAGCGCGATCTCGACGAGTTCGCCGAGGCCGTGGCCGACATGCCACCCGCGCCGGGCGTCAACCTGACGCCGGACTTCGCGACGCCTGACAAGCCTGCCGTGGATGACGTTCTGGTCACCCCGGTGCGCGAGGGCGGCATCGACGACTGGTCGCGCTTCGAGGGCGCCTCCGCCGCCATCGGCTATTTCATCCGGCTGGTCCACGAGGGCCGCTTGTCCAAGAGCGAGGGCTGGGAGGCAATCTGCGGCTACAACGCCGCCATGCTGCGCCCCCAATGGCCGGTGGAACGGCTCAAGCGCGAATCCGAACGCCTCTGGGCGCGCCATGTCGAACGCCACGGGCCGCCGCTCATCCGGCTCGACAGCGCCGCCCCCGTGCCCGACGAGCTGCCCAGCTTCACGCTGGGGCAGCTGCTCGACGACAAGAGCCCCATGCCCGCCGACCTGATCGGCCCGCGCGTGCTGACGCCGGGCGGGCTCCTGGTGCTCGGCGGCGCGCCCAAGGTGGGCAAGAGCGATCTCCTGATCGCCTGGCTCGTGCACATGGCCGCCGGGGTGCCGTTTCTCGGCTTCACCCCGCCGCGACCGCTGCGGATCTTCTATCTGCAGGCCGAAATCCAGTACCACTACCTGCGCGAGCGCATGCAGCAGGTCGGCCTGCCGCCCGAGCTGATCGCCGCGGCGCGCGACAACCTGATCGTCACGCCAAAGCTGAAGATGCTGCTCGACGCCGAGGGCAGCGCCCGCGTGGCCGCGGCGATCCGGGCGGCGTTCCCCGACGAACCGCTCGACATCCTCTGCATCGACCCGATCCGGAACCTCTTCGACGGTGGGCCGGATGGCGGCGGCGAGAACGACAACGCCGCGATGATGTTCTTCCTCAAGGACCGGGTCGAGGTGCTGCGCGACCACGTCAATCCCGACTGCGGCGTCATCCTCGTCCACCACACCAAGAAGCTCTCGAAGCACCAGGTGAAGGAGGATCCCTTCCTCGCCCTTTCCGGCGCCAGCGCGCTCCGCGGCTTCTACACGGGCTCATCCTGCACCGGCCCGACGAGGACGCATCGGAACGGAAGCTGGAGATCGAGCTCAGGAACGGACCCGCGCTGAAGCCCAAGCTCGTCGACAAGGTCAATGGCGAGTGGGTCGAGATCAACCCGATGAACGAACGCCTGGTGCGCGCCGAGCAGGGCGCGAAGTTCGATGCCGAACGGGATCGCAAGGGCGAGGTCATCGTCGACATTCTCCACCGAGAGGCGCGCTCGGGGCGCATGTACACCATGACCCTCTTTGCCGAGGCCTTCGAGAACAAGAGCGGCCTCAGCGGCCAGACCAGCATTCGCGAGAGGCTGAACGTCCTGACCACCAAGGGGATCGTCAAGTTCGTCAAGGGGGACGCCGCAAGCGATCTCGGCCTCGCCTCGGATCGCAGCAAGTATGGCTATCTCTGCGTCGAGCACATGGAGCTGGCGACCGGCGAGGAGGCTGTGGATCCGGAGACCGGCGAGGTCACGCGGGTGCATGCCCGCGTGTTTCCGAGCCACTACAAATGCCCCCAAACCGGGGCCGTTCTGCCGGTCGAAAACCCCGCGGTCTGGGTCTATCCGGAAGGGGGTGAGGCATGAAATTCACCGCCCCGGACGCAGCCGAAATCTGGACCCCGAAATCCGAAATCTGGCCAGATTTCGCGAAATCTGAAATCTGCGCGCAATCTGGAATCTGGGTTTTCTGTTGGTTTTTCAATGGGTTGATGCGCCCATTCCAGATTTCGGGCGGGCTGATCCGAAATCTGACCCGCAATCTGGATTTCCTCAATGAAATCATAGGGTTTTGCCAGATTCCAGATTTCGGAAAAGGCACCCCTAAAGGGGTGGGTGGACTCCCCCCGTCAGGTGGGGAGGTCCACCACCCACCCCTGGGCGATTTTGTCCACCGCGATCCTGTCCATCCCTTCATCGTGCAGCCGGAAAAAAGGAGCCTCAAAATGGCCGCACCATCAACCTTTCCATCATCCACCATCCTCGCGCTCGATCTCGGCACCACGACCGGCTGGGCCTTGCGCGGCCATGACGGGCTCATCACCACCGGCACGGTCTGCTTTCGGCCCGGGCGCTTCGACGGTGGCGGCATGCGTTACCTGCGTTTCACGAACTGGCTGACCGAGATCGACCGGCTGTCCGGGCCGGTGGAGGCGATCTGGTTCGAAGAAGTCCGCCGCCACGCGGGCACCGACGCCGCGCATGTCTACGGCGGGCTCATGGCCACGTTGACCGCCTGGGCCGAACTGCGCGGCGTGCCCTACGAGGGCGTCCCTGTCGGCACGATCAAGCGTTTCGCGACCGGCAAGGGAAACGCCAACAAGGACGCCATGATCGCGGCCGCCCGGGCGCGCGGCTTTAGCCCCGCGGACGACAACGAGGCCGACGCCATCGCGATCCTCATGTGGGCGATCGAGACAAAGGGAGGGCTGGCATGAAGGCGATGAAGTTCACCCCGCCGGGCTATGGCGGTCGGCGACGCGATCCCGATGAGGTCAAGCGTGACGGCTGGCGGGAGCAAGGCCTGCTGGCGGTGTCGGTTGACGATGACCGCCTGACCTGGCCCGAGCGGGAACTGGTGCGGCAACTGGGTGAGAAGCTTTATGGCAAAAGGCAGAAGCGACATGGCTGACTGGACGATGTCACGGGTGCAGGACCGGCTGGAACTGGCGGCCGACGTCTTCGCGCAGATGCCAACCGTGAAGCCGCAGGGCTATTTCAACGCCTGGCCGGAGTATTTCCACAGCTTCGCCGATCAGGTCGGCCAGGAGCCGCGCATGCGCCGGCCGCGCCCGAGCCCGCGCCAGATCACCCAAGCCGAGGAAGCAATGCTCTGGCTGCGCTGGCTTGAGAAGGACGACGCGCGCATCGTCTGGCTGAGGGCCAACCGCAAACCGTGGAAGCCGATCTGCTGGGAGGTGGGGCTGAGCCGCCCCGCCGCCAACCGCCACTGGCAATACGGGATCGCGCTCATCACCTGGCGGCTCAACGGGCGCGTGCCGCCCGCGAAGCGATCGAAGCGCTTCGTGATCGAGAACGCCGACCGGCTGTCAAGAAAAATCGTCCTGTGAGGGAATTTTCGGAGAGACATCGGGAAGGGTTCACCGAACCCGGGCCAAGGGATACAAACCGGATATGCTCGGGAGAGGCGCGCGCGGGATGACCGCAAGCCGCTGGCCCCCGAGAGTCCACCAAGGGGACCAGCGGGGGCCAATCCGCTAACCCTTTGAATTCAATGGTTCCTTCTGGGCCGAGATCGTATGCTGGCGGGCTTGGCGCGCAATATCGCCAGCGTCAGGGCCGGTTTTTTGGGAAGCCACCCGGAATCCGGATCCATCCGAACCCCGCGCAAAATCCAATAAACACTGGCCTTCTGGCTGGATACCCCGAACGCCGCTGGACCCCGCGAGGAGTCCAGCGCGGCATCCGGAATCCACCCGGCCGGAGCCCACCACCATCACGGAACACCGCCCATGACGCTGAGCTTCGCCCCCGAGCGGATCGAGACGGGGCCGCTGGCCAGGCTCCAGCCCTACGTGAAGAACGCGAAGGTGCATGGGGACGACCAGATCGCGAAGATCGCCGCCAGCATGGCCGAGTTCGGCTGGACCGTGCCCTGCCTTGTGGGCGAGGACGGCGAACTGATCGCAGGCCACGGCCGGGTGCTGGCCGCGACGCAGCTCGGGCTGACCGAAGCGCCGGTGATCGTGCTCGGGCATCTGACCGAGGCGCAGCGCCGGGCCTATCGGATTGCGGACAACAAGCTGACAGAGCTTGCCGACTGGAACGAAGCCGTTCTTTCGGCGGAACTGCAGGATCTGCTGGCCGAGGACTTCGACCTGTCGTTGGTCGGCTTCTCGGACGGTGAGCTCGACAAGCTGCTGGCCTTCGTGCCGGCGGGGGTGGTGAAGAAGAAGAAGGCCCGGGGGCTCCGTGCCTCCGATGAACGTCCCCGAGCCGCCGCGCAACCCGGTGTCGCGCACGGGCGACCTGTGGCTCCTCGGCGATCACCGGCTGCTCTGCGGGGACAGCACGAACCATGAGGACGTCCGCCGCCTGATGAACGGCGAGCGCGCCGTGCTGTTCGCGACCGATCCGCCATACCTCGTCGATTACGCCGGTCGGCAGCGGTACCACTTTCCTGCAGGCGAAGACGGCGAACGAAGTGCTGAAGGCGCAGGAGCGGCGCATCCGGCTGCAAAAGCTGAAGGGCGAATTGATCGACCGGGCCCGAGCAGAGACGCTCGTGTTCCGGCTGGCGCGCGAGGAGCGCGACGTCTGGGTCAACTGGCCCGCGCGCGCGGTGGCGCTGATGGCGGCCGATTTGGGGGTGGAGCCTGCAGCCATGCAGAAAGTCCTGGAGAAACATGTCCGTGCCCAGCTCAAGGAACTTGCCGAGGTCAAACCCGATCTCCGGTGATGCGCACGCCTCAAGTAGCGAAGCGGTAGGCGAACGGATTGGAGATTTCGATGGCGCGGTGGAAGTGCTGCGCGCCTGGGGCGAAGGCCTCAAACCGGATCCGGACTTGACCGTGTCGGTATGGGTGGATCGGCACCGGATGCTCTCGGGCCGCGCCTCGGCCGAACCGGGGCGATATCGCACCGCCCGCAAGCCCTGCATGGGCGAGATCATGGACCGGCTGTCGCCCGGCGATCCGACGCAGCGGATCGTGTTCATGAAGGCCGCGCAGCTACGGCCTGCGCCTTGCTTGCCTGCCTCTGGATCGCTGTGA